GTTTTAGGATTCCATTAAATCCATAACCGTCCTTTGAGGCGGTTTTTTTATGTCTGAAATTCGCCTATGAGAGAGAAAGTTATTAGCTGGTTTGCTTACCTTTGGGCAGGCTTAACCGGTGTAGCCTCTGGTCTTTCCATGAACGAAATAGGGGTGCTCATCTCTATTTTTGCCACCGTATTTACCGCGTTTATTAACTGGTTTTATCGACATCGAACCCTTAAAGCCCTGCAAAACCATCCAGAGGTGAAGAAAATCTATGAGCAAATTGAAGAAGACTAGTGGTGTTATTGGCTGCTTGGTCGCCAGTGTGCTGGCGGTTGTAGCTGGTACCGATCACAATTTAAAAACCACCCCTGATGGATTAGCGTTTATCAGTAATTTAGAAGGGTGTTCATCATCCGCCTATCAATGCAGTGCCGATCGTTGGACTGCAGGGTTAGGCCATACCAAAGGAGTAAAACAAGGCGACAAAGCAACCACCGAAACTATTGCTGATTGGTACATTGAAGATATCAGTGCGGCGGAAAAGGTGGTTGATCGGCAAGTGACATTAGCTGCTGGCCCTCAATACGATATGGCGGTGTCATTCGTGTTTAATCTCGGGGCTGGCAACTTTCGCAGTTCTACCTATCTCAAGAAGCTAAAAGCAGGGCAGTTAACTGCTGCCTGTAATGAGTTTCCACGGTGGGTGTATGTGAATGGTAAGGATTGCCGGCTTGATGATAGTCAATGTGCTGGCATTGTTAAACGCCGTTTAGCAGAGCAAAAGGTTTGCTTGTATGGCTATCAGTAAGTTCAAGCTAATCGCGGCAGCTGGTGTATTAACGGCATTATCGTTATTGGCGTGGAAGTATTCACAGACAGTGCAAAAGCTGGAAGCGGCTCAAGCACTGGTTGTGAAACAACAAACCAAATCAAACCAGTTAGTGGAAGTTAATCAGTCGATGCAATCTACCATTACCCGTTTAGAGCAAGCATCCCACCAAGAACGATTAGCGGCTGAGCATAACGAGCGTCAACGTCAGCAATGGCAACAACGGGCGTTAAAAGCACAACGTCAAATTGATAAGGATATTGCTCATGAAAAGTGTGCTGATTTGCCTATCCCTAACGCTAGTCAGTGGTTGTACTACACCAAGCCCGCAAGTGGTGACTCAATACAAGGTTGAATACATCAAACCACCTGCAGCGTATTTGATTAATTGCAAACAACCATTTCATAAACCGCCTATGACTTGGGGTGAAGCCGCGAAACGTGATCCGGTGTGGTTACACCACTTCTCGCTGTGTGCGGCACAAATTGAAAACCTACGCCGTTGTTATAACGACCCAACACACTGCGCGGCGTTACCCATTACAGAGGGAGAGCCATAACAAAAATTGAGAGTGCCATGAATAATGAAAAACGTTTTTGGAATACCACCGAACTTGAACAGTTTGGTAAACACCGTTCAACCATTCGTAAGAACTTAAAAGCGGCAGGGGTTTCTCCTGTCGCTTATAAGGGCAACACGCCACTTTATGATGTGGTGCAAGTCGCGCCGTACCTATGCCAACAACCGCGTAAAGAATCAGATGCCCCCGATTTAATGGGGTTTAAAACCGCTGCTGAGTTACGGGCGTATGTACAAAGTGAACGTGAAAAGCTGATTTTGATGCGGGAATCTGGTGAGAGTGTCACCAAAGAAGATTATGAAAATGAAATTGCTGTTTGTATTGCTAGTGTTAAAGGCTTTAAAGACAAGGTGATCACCCGTATTGAATCCGCTATTCCTACCGCGACACCGCAGCAACTTGAAGATTTAGAAACTCTGCTTAATTTCGATTTAAAGGCGGTCGCTGATGAGCTTGAGACAGTTTGATGCCCGCTTAGGGATTGAGTTTGCTAATGCTAAAGATATTCGGCGCAGTTTTGCTTACTTGTGCGCACCTACAGATAAAACACCGGTGGAAGCGGCTGATGATGAACTGTGGATCTCTGATGGTACCGATGTGACTAAGTTTCTATCGTCACAAGTCCCGTACATGCGAGAGCCGTTAAATTGTTTGGCTCGGCGTATTTATGAAGCGGTGATTGTGGTTGGTCCTGCGCGTTCAGGTAAAACCAAAGCGATGGTGGAAGGTTGGATAAATTACACCGTCACCCAAGCCCCTGGTGACATGCTGCTTATCTACAGTACCAAGACTAAAGCTACTGATATGTCGAAGGTCGATTTAGAACGAAGCTTTTCAGCTACCGCAGGTATTGCCAAGCTGCGAACAGGGCGTAAGGCTGATGACAATATCACTTCGAAGAAATTTAAAAATGGCATGATCCTAAAGTTGGATTCTGCTACCGAAACCAGTTTATCTGCGTCCACCTATCGTTATGCCGGCGCGACCGATTACGATCGTGCTGATGATGCGGTAGGCCAAGAAGGTTCTAAGTTTGAACTGATGCTAATGCGTGTTCAAAACGCGAAATCATCCGGCATGGTGATGGCAGAATCTTCTCCTGGTCGTATTGTGCGTAACCCTAAACGAATTGAAGATTTATCACCGCATGAATCTCAACCTTGTGGCGGTATTGCGGATTTGTACAACCAAGGTGATCGCCGCCGTTTCTATTGGTTATGCCAAGACTGTAATAGCTATTTTCGTCCTGATTTTGAAACCCTTAAATGGGAACAACATGCTGAACCTTTAGAAGCAGCTAAAACCGCATGGGTGGAATGTCCTCGTTGTTGCCATCGTCATACTGAATCACAAAAACAGACCATGAACCTTGAAGGGCGTTGGTTTCGTGATGGTGCAATTGACCAATATGGTGAGGTTGTTACCGATGAATCAGCGATTCGAACCAGTAAATGGGCAACGTTTTGGTTTGAAGGCATTGTGGCAGCGTATGCCAGTTGGGAAAATTTGGTGTATCGCTTTCTCAATGCGGATGCCTTGTACAAAAACTGTGGTGATGAAGAGTCATTAAAAACCTTTATCAACGTGCGTATGGGGCGACCTTATGTGATGCAGTCGCGTGGTCAGGAAGTGGGTGCGCATCAGTTAATGGCGCGAGCTGCTGATCATGAACGTGGCATTGTGCCATTAGGTGGACGCTTCTTAATGATGTCCATCGATGTGCAAGGCGGTAAGCAGAACCCACGTTTTGTGGTGCAAGCCCATGTCTATGGTGAAGGGCTGCAACGGTGGGTGATTGACCGCTTTGAAATTCTCACCAATCCTTATCGCAATAATGATCGCATTAACCCAATGGTGTATGCCGAAGATTGGGATTTATTGATTGAACAAGTGATCAAGAAAACCTATCCCTTAGCGGATGGTTCAGGGCGGGTGATGAAGCCGGTATTAACTTTGTGTGATTCCGGTGGCTCAGGTGAGAAGAAAAAAGGTAAGCAGAAAAGCTCATCGGTTACCGATCATGCTTATCAGTTTTATAACCGCCTCAAAGGGCATGGCTTATCGCATCTATTCCGCTTAGTGAAAGGGGCAAGCCGTGACATAGATGATCTGGTTAAAGAAACCTATCCTGATAAACGCAGTAAGTTGGCTAACGGTGAAATCCCGCTGTTAATGCTGCATACCAACCGTTTAAAAAACCGCGTTGCTGCGAGTTTTTCACGGTTAGAGTTTGGTGCGCGGTTCTTTCATTTACCAGGTTGGGCGGATCGGGTTTGGTTTGATGAACTCACCGTTGAATACATTGATGAGCTTGGCCATTGGCAAAAGCCCGATGGTGCACGTAACGAGTCGTTTGATTTATGTGCCTATGCTGAAGCCGGTATGCATTACAAAGGTGGTGATGATATCCATTGGGATAATCCGCCAGCATGGGCCGCTGATTGGCAATTTAATAGCAATGTAGTTGATGCAGACCAAACGCCGAAGTTTGAGCGGGTGGCGCGTCGACGATATAACCACTCAAAAGGAATTTTTGGATGACAACCCAACGTGAACGGCTGCAGTGGTATCTCGATGCCGAGAAAAAGATCTTGATGCAACAAGCGGTTGAAACGGCTGAAGGGGAAAAGCTGACTTTTGCAAGTTTGGCAACGGTTCGCCGTGAGATAGAACGTCTGCAGCAGTTGATTAGCCGTGAAAATCAGGGAGGACGCCGCAGTATGATCCGGAGAAACTACCTTGAGTAAATTGAATATAGCCGATCGTATCATTTGTTATTTTAATCCTAAATCGGGGGCTGAACGGCTTTATAACCGTAACCTGATTAATAAATACCAAGCCGCACTGCCGGCTAATCCTCATACCAAAAAACGTAATGCTCGCTCTACCGGCAAAGCTAACCAAATCAATAAAGATGCGAAGTCTTTACGCGAACGTGCACGACATATGGATGAAAACACGCCTTATGTTACTGCCATCCTTGATGAACTGTGTGCCAATGTCGTAGGACCTAACGGCATTATGATTGAACCACAGCCGTTAGACATGAACGGTGATGTTCACACTGACTTTGCCCGTAAGATCAGCGAATGGTTTGAACGGTTTTCATTGCAACAAAACATTGATGGTGAGTTATCACGGGCTGAAACTGAATGGTTAGCCTGTCGAACGTGGTTGCGTGATGGTGAAGTGTTTGCTCGTTATTACCTAGGGCGAGATGCAGGGATTGAATACCCATCATCAACACCGTTTGGGGTGCAGCCGTTTGAGCCTGATTACATACCCCTGAATATCAACGAGCCTGAAAGGGGCATGTATGAAGGTATTCGCCGTAATGGTTTAGGTCAGATGGTGTCTTTGTTGATTCAGCGTGATGCGCATGGCTTTTCTTTTGCTGAAGTCGATGCGCGGTTTGTGGCGCATTTAAAATTCACCCGTCGATTCCATCAAAACCGAGGGGTAACACTGCTGCATTCGGTTCTAGATTTGATTGCTGATATTGAAGATTACGATCAATCAGAGCGAGTCAGTGCGCAGATTGCCAGCCGTTTTGCCTATTTCATTAAACGAGATACGGGCTCAGGTGAGACTGATAACTTTGAACGTGGTGGCGATATCTTTTTAGGAATGGGGAACAGTTTTGAACTCGCCCCTGGTGAAGATGCCGGCATTGTTGAAAGCAAGCGCCAAGAAGCCATGAGCAGTCCGTTTCGTGATGCTCAAATGCGATTAGCGGCATCAGGTGCGGGTGTTAACTGCTCAAGTGTCACCCGTCATTACACCGGTTCTTATTCTGCCCAACGGCAAGAGCTGATTGATTCCTTTGCCCGTTATCGCATTTTACAACGTAAGTTCGTCACCAGCTGGACCCGTCCTCAATATCGAATGGCACTGCAGATGGCGATTTTATCGCGGGAATTGGTGGTGCCTAAAGAAGTGGATGTGGTTTCAGTACTTAACGCCATTTATCAAGCCCCTGTGATGCCATGGATTGATCCCGCTAAAGAGATGACAGGCATTGAAAAAGGGACCCGTCTAGGGCTGCAATCACTCAGTCACTTCCAACGTGAACGCAACTATAACCCTGTCGCTGTACGCCGTGAGATAAAAGCCGAACGCCAAGCCATGAATGATGATGCCATTGTGAGTACGGCTGATCCTGCGCATAACGTTCAAACGAAGATCCAACATTCAACCAAAGAGGCACAACATGCCAAAGACAACTAAATCGTGGTTCACGCTCAATAACCAAGGCGAAGGCCAACCGGTGAAGGTGTGGATCCATGGTGACATTGGTAGTTATGACATTGAAGCCATTGATTTAATCAAAGCCCTGCAGTCAGTCGGTTCGCAAGATGCTGAGTTCCGTATTCAAAGTTATGGTGGCTCGGTCTATGAAGGGCTGGCGATGTATAACGCCATTAAAGCCCATAAAGGTAAAACCATTGGCATCGTGGATGGGTTAGTGGCATCGATTTCTAGCTATTTCTTAATGGCTTGCGATGAAATTCAAATGCCTGAAAACGCCAAGCTAATGATTCATGATCCCGCTATTGGTGCGTGGGGTGGTGAAAATGAAATAGAAAGTGCGTTAACTCAACTGAAGAACGCCAAGCAGACCATTGCCGAAGCCTATGCTGAACGCTGTGGTAAGTCGTTAGATGATGTGCTGCAAGCGATGGCAAAAGAAACCTGGTTCACCGCCAGCCAAGCCTTGGAGTTTGGTTTGATTGATGCGGTGATTGATGCTGTGGACTTATCCAATTGCCTTAAAAAAGTCTCTGCCACTGAGCTGCAAGCCAAAGCCTTTAAACATACCCCTGATGATTTATTGAATCAGCTTGTGCAACCGCCAGTAACGCCAACACCTGAACCTCTAATAAACCAACAAAGTGATCCTATGCCTAAACCTATCGATAACGATGCATTACAAAATGCGTTAAAAAACGAGAACCAACGTCAATCGACTATTCGTGCTTTGTGTGCAACCCATAAGGTGAGTGACACCTTGCGTGATGAAATGCTCAATAATTTACAGTGTAGTGCTGAAGATAGCTCACTCAAGATACTGCAATACTTGGGGGCGGTTTCCATTAATGGCCAAGTGCCTAATGCCGAACAATCACCAACAGGGTTAACCAATACCCATATTCATGTGGGCAACGGTAATACCACTAAAGATACGCTGCAAAATGCGTTAAATGCTCGTTGTGGTACGGGAGAAATTGAAAAAGATAACCCGTATCGTCTAAAAACCTTACTCGATATGGCTGAAATTGCGGTGGGTAAGGACGCTAAATATTGCGGTAATAAGAATGAATTAGTCGCTCGTGCGTTTAACAGCGGCGATTTTGCTGACATCATCACCGAAAGTGTACGAACGGTGATGCGAGATGAAGCACAAGTACGTGCACCATTATGGCGAGACTTGGCGAATACTGAAAACCTGCCTAACTTTAAAGAAACCGATTTAATTCTGATTAATGATGCGCCTGATTTAATGGCGGTATCAGAAGATGGTGAATACAAATCAGCCACCATCAAAGGCAGTGGTGAGAAAATTCAGTTAGCCAGTTTTGGTCGTGAAATTGCTTTTACTCGTCAAGCTATCATCAATGATGAGATTGCATTGATCTCAAAAATCCCGCGTAAGTTCATGCAATCGGCTTATCGCTTGTCGGATAAGTTGATGTTTAACGCCATTCTTAGCGGAAAAATGGGTGATGGTAAGAGTGTATTCCAAGCGGGTGGCGCGAATAAGTGGGGCAACTTAGTTAATGATATTCCTGCCGCTGATTACCAAGCCTTAGTGATGGCGCTGCATAAAGCCTTTGCGACTGCGACCACCTCTGAAGGGGATGCGTTAGATTTACGTGGTGAAATCCTGCTGGCTAACCCTGACCATGCCTCATTCTTAGAAGCGGTACTTAATACGGCCAGTAAACCTGATACGTTTAACCCTGCCTATAAGAAGTTTGCCAAAGTAGTCGAAACTGCTCGATTAGCCACGATTAATGGTGCGATTGCGTTAACCGGTAAAGACTTTGATTCGGTAGTGATGGGCTTCCTTGATGGCGCACAAGATCCTTGGTTAGAAACGGGGGATGGTTGGAGCAGTGACGGTGCGAAGTTCCGTATTACTTATGATGTGACCTCGAAAGTGCTTGATCGTCGTGGCATCGCTCAGGCAACGTTTGCCAATAAATAATAGCGATTGTTATAGGGTGCTTCGGCATCCTTTTTTATAAGTGAAATAAACAACATGGACAGAAAACACTATGCGTATTGCTGATGGTTTAAAGATTGATTTAAAAGCGCCTGTGGGTGGTTTTGAGAAAGATGTGCCGGTTAAATATGGTGCGTTGATTGTGGTACCTAATTATTCGGCTAAAGAAGGCCAAGTGGTGAGCTGTACTTACCGTGGTTTGTTTGATGGACCCATTAAAGCCGGTGATTCTCCATCCTTTGTGGGTGAAGCGGCTTATTTTGATGGTGGTGTATTTACTAAAACCGCACCAACAGGTGATGGCGCGGTGACCGTTCCTATCGGCTCATTCATTGATAGCGGCGTGTTGTTGATGGGCGTTGCCTTAAACGGTTAATTCACAAAGGGGGGGATCATCAATGAAGAGTGCGTTTGATGATGCTCGGCAGTTGATTCAAGCTTCTATTCAGCAGTGCTTTGGCAGTGAATTAGTGGTGATGTTACCTGATGGCCAACAACGGAAAATTCAAGGTTATATCAAACACCAATCATCAGAGAATCATGCCATTAAACGGTTATTCACGGGGAGTTGTTTACCACCGTTATCAACCATGATGATAAAGGGTAAGCGTTATAGCTTGGTGCTCTCTGGTCATGAACAAGGCAAAGGAAAGCGCGAGAGTCAGCTGCAGCGTGAATATGTTTTAAATCTGTCTCAAGCAGGGATTAAGCATGACTTCTCTGAATACTAATATGGAATTGGACACCCGTTTTCTTGCTCGTCTTTCCTACCTACCTGATGAATTAGCCAAAGCCGCTAAACAAGCGATGATCAAAACCAATCGCTGGTTAAGGGCGGCTTCAATGGCTGATTTAGGCTATGAACTCAGTATTGATTCAAAAGCCATGACTACCCGTTTTAGAACCTATAAAAACGGCGGTATGTCAAAGCTGTGGGTGGGGGTAAGAAGCCTTGGTGTACATCGATTAGGGACACCAGTTCAAAATGGTAAAGGGGTGCAAGTGGGTAGCCATTTCTATGATGGTGCGTTTATCTCACCGATGGACAGTGATCAACTGCTGGTCTTTCGTCGTGAAAATAAAGGTCGAAAATCCATTAAGTTAGTCACAATTGATATTAGTGAAGAAGCAGAAGAGATCATTGATTCTTACCTACCCGATTTGAACCGTAAATTTGAGGAGTTTTTTCATCGTGAGTTCCAATTCATTCTTTCGGGCTCCAAGTGAATGGGTGATGACCGTCATTGAACAGTTAGAGCAGCGTTTACTGCTCGGCAAGATAGAAACTGCTTATCAACGTGAAGAAACAGAGCCAAGTGCGCCTATCGTGCGTTACCAATGTGGTGAATGCCAATCCATTAATCACACCAACAATGATGGTCGTAAAATCCATGAAATTGAGCTGCGATTCTTGGTAGAAGTGCCGATTGTTCAAGCTAACTTTGATGTGGTGGCGCTGTACTTATCTAGCCGTATTGAGCGTGAGTTATTCAATCAACGTTTTGGTTGTGTGGATGATGTTGAAGAGGCGCGGTTGATTTCAAATCTGCCGCGCCGTTTTAATCCTGATAATGGGGTGTTTTTACGGGTTGTTACTATAAAGCAGCGTATTTTTATGGGGCCGATTGAACATGATTGGCATGAGATTATAGGAACGCAAGCCAATGTTGAGGGCATTAGTTGAACGGATCCGTTCGTTAGAAAAAGAAGTGATGGCTTTGCGTGAAGAAATGGAAGAAAACCGCCGTTCTTCGAACAATATTATTCGCCTTGGTGTGGTGGCTGCGACATCAGAACAAAGTGTTGATGTTACCGCTGGTCAGAATAAGGCAACGCGGGTGCCGTTCTTTGTTCATAGCGCGGGGCGTGTTAGTCACTATCGGCGTCCTAGTGTGGGTGAGCAGTGCATTCTGATTAACTTAGGCTGTGGCGATAACCTCAATAATTCCGTTGCTCTGATGGGATTACCGTCAACGAACTTTCCTTGTCCTACTACCGAAGAAAACCAAGTGATGACCGATTACGGCAACGGCATGACAGAGTGTTATGACTTAGATACTGGTGCATTAACGGCGCATTATCCTGGTGGTGTCAAAGTGGTGGGTGATATTGAACAAGAGGGAAATTATCGTGCTTCGGGTGATGTTGCTGATGGTACTCGTTCGATGGCTGCGGATCGTAAGATTTATAACGGTCATATCCATAGGCATGGAAACCCTAACACCAGTAAAACGGGGCAACAACAATGATAGGGATTGATCCTAAAACAGGGAAAACCGTCACAGGTATTGCGGCGTTAACGTGTCGCTTTGAACGGATCCTGACAACACAAATGACCTCACGCATTAAGCGCCGCCAAATAGGCAATAAAGCCATTGCCCGTTTAGGTCGCATGCAAAGCCCAACGGAAGCCATGATAGTGCAAAACCTATCCCTTGAAGCGTTGGCTAATCCTGCTAATGGTTTAATCCAATTTAAAGCCAAACAGTGCCAAGCGATAGCAAGTGATACGGGGTTTTCAGTGGTGGTGAAAGGTGTATGGCAAGGCAATGAGATTAAAGTACAGGTGCGATTATGAGTTTACCTAAAGCGTTTGTGGTGCCTGAATTTGAAACCTTACTCAGTGAGTATATTCAAGCTGCGGTGGCGTATTGTGCTAAGTCAGATACTGATAAGGCGCAATTATTACACCAAGCCATGACCAATGATGGTGAATTGCTGGCACAAGTGACTCAGGCGTTTGTATTAAAGCGAGTGGCTGAAATTAGAGAACAGAATCACCAAGCTTTGCAGATGTTTCGTAAGTTCGTCACTGAATCCGATATGGTGGATTTGCTGGCATTGCAATATGGCTTAAAGCGGCAAATATTAACCGCGAGTGATAACAGTATTTTCCCACCTAAACCCGCCATCATGGAATCAGATGCAAGCCTACTGCAGCGGTTTGATTTAGCGCCTTATCAGTTCCATACCACAGGTACACGAATGGGGTATAAATTCCATGCGCTGACCTTAGATGAACGGCCGCTGATAAAGATTGAATCAGAACCCGATGCGGTGGTGATGCGGTATGAATTTCAGCACTTAAACAGGCCTATGCCAGTTAAAGATGCAATGCCTAAAATGTTAGCGCCTAACTCTGGCAAAGTGTGTGTGGCAGTGCTAAGTCGAGAACATCCACAAGGCATTGCCAGTGCTGCGTTATTAAAGCGGGTGGCTGATTACCTTCAACGTGATGATATAGCTCAAGAGTCTGATGAAATCACCACGAAAAGTGCGGCTCCAAAGCTGTATCGAATTGTGGCCACGGTGTATACCGGTTCAGATCCAAGCTCACATGTTGATAAAGCCCAAGCCGAACACGCTGCATGGGCGTTAGCTGAAAAACGCCATAAGCTCAATGGTATTGTTGATAGAGAAGAGGTGGCACACATTCTTTATGAGTTAGGGGCAAAACGCGCCAAAGTTCATGAGCCTGCAGCTGATGTTATTTGCCAGTGGGACGAAGCGCCGTATTGTACGGAGGTGATCATTGATGTTCGAGGTGACTGAGCCTTTTATTTCTGTTCAACCTGAAAACCGCATCCTGATTGAAGAATCCTTAGAATATGCTTGGCATACCTTACTGGCGAACCAACGCGATCCCTTTCCTGAGCTGAAACAACCACGATTAACCTCAGAGCACTTTGTTTCCTTACTCGCTGGTGAGCGAGGGGTAACCGATTGGCGACCTGAAGATTCTTTAGAGCAGCAACGTAAAACGGCCGATAACGCTTTTGAAATTCATCGCAAAGCAGGAACACGTCACGGTTTAGCGGTGGCTATGGATGCGTTGGATTGTGATATTGAAGTTACCCCTTGGTATCAAATGGAAGCGCCGCCGGGTCCTTATCATATTGAAGTGGTGGCTTGGAAACGCAATAAGCCGGTGAATCAAGAAACCGCTAAACGAATGCTGACACGGATTGAAAATACCAAGTCTGAGCGTGACACAGTTGATCTAATTTTAGCCTTTGGTTTAGACACTGGGCTCACGTTCTCAGGGGTAAAACAGCCATCCGTTGTTGATTATGATGATTCAGTAACCGGCATCATGCCACCATCACCGCTAGTATTGGCTCCCTTTGGTGTTTCAGGTGGTCACTTTCATACTACTGTCGGTGATGAGTCATATCAGGGATCCATGCCTAATGATGCGTGGTGTGTAGGTGGAAGCTATTTTGCTGGTGGTATGCGTATGGTGATGAGTACCGATATAACGTTAGGAGCAAGAACATGAGTTCACCCGTTGTTCAATTTACTAAAGTGGGATTGGCCGAGCTAATTAGTGCCAAAAACCAAGGTATCAAAGGGGCGATTAAATGGATTGCGGCAGGTGACCGCAGTTATCAACCAACACCTGAACAAAAAGCGTTGTACAACGAAAGGCAACGTGAACTGATTTCAGATTGGGAAGAGTTGAGCTCAACACAACTACGCATGGCGGCGGTATTTAAAGGTAATCTGGAATATGAAGTGCGAGAAGTCGGGTTCTTTTTAGAAACGGGCACCTTGTTAGCGGTCTATTCAGTGCCTAATACTTTGTTAGCGTATAAATCAGCCAATGCCAGCTGGTTGCAGAAATTCACGCTAGATGTCTCCCCATTACCGTCAAATAGCATCACGATTGAGGTCGGTAATGACAATATAAACCTGTTATTGGGTGAAGAGTTAACCACCATAGCAACAGCTCAAATTGGCAATATGTCGCGCCATCTTGAATTGCTATTTCGTTTTAATGAACTAGAGAAAAGAGTGTGAGGGATTATGGCATGCACAATGGAGGGATCGCCGTTACTGAGCATTATTGCTGGCACAACTTTTGGCTTTGATGTCAGTTGGACAACCGGTGATGACAGTAATCCTTATGTGAAATTGTTTGGTTGTACTGCCGTTTTAGTAGTTCGATCTATTGATGGTGAAGTGCTGGTGCGTGGTACCACAGAATCAGGGCATATCACCATTATTGAACACCCACAGCAAAGTGATGCACTTGATATCAAAGTAACTCATGATCAAACCCAAGGTCACCAACCAATAGCATGGGAGAACGCGAGTTATGAAGTGCGGGTAACGTTTCCTAGTGGTGATCCTTACAGCATCTTACGGGGTCCTGCTGTACTGATAAAAGGGGCAGTTGATGATTAGCGCGAATGCAAAGGTGTTGGTCTCACTCAATACTGACCGCGTAATAACGGTGCGGTTACCCCAAGGGATTGCTGTCGTTCGAGAGCAAGTAAAACCCAATATTCAAGTGGTGACGATTGGTCAACAAGGGCCAGTAGGTACGGTCAGTGAAGAAGTCTTAGCGACGGCAGCAGAGGCTAAAGCCTTAGCGGTGGCCGCTTCTGAAATCACCCAATCAACCGCAACATTGTTAGATAGCGTCATTATCAGCATCACCAACGGGTTTAACTTTCAGGCGGGGGAACTGTCAGCTTAGGAGTAGAAGTGTTAAACAATAAAATTGACCAAATGATAGCGGCACTCAATAACGTGATGGGTGTGATTAATGGCAAGTTGCGATTAAAAGCTGACAAAACAGAAATCTATTCACGTTCTTATCTTGATGATCCGCTTTCGACATTAGGCGCTAACACCGCAACGGCCAATAAACTCAAAGTCGCACGCACCATCACCCTTGGTCGTGATGCCAATGGCTCTGTGTCCTTTGATGGTTCAGGCAATGTCACACTGCAGGTCACCATTCCTGCTCTTGATGATAAAGCTGACACGATTGATACCTTAACACCGGCACAAATAGATGCCCGAATTAAGCAATTGATAGGTGTCGCTCCTGAAGTATTAGATACCTTTGAAGAGTTGGCCAAGGCGCTAGGTAACGATCCGTATTTTGCTGCCACTATGACAGCGGAATTAGCCAAGAAAGCCAATGCAAATCAGGTCTACAGCATCACGGCGGCGGATGCACAATTTCTAACTAAACGAGGAAAAGCGGCAGATACCACGCTGTTTGGTGGTAATGCGCCCGCTCACTATGCAACCTCTGGCCAAATTTCCACATTAGAGCAAGAGATTGCGGATGGTTTTACACGACTTGCAGCATCGTTCAATGATGCGGCGAATACAATTAATGGAAGTTAATCAATGAGTTTAGAACAACAAATAGGGGCATTAGTTAAAGCCTCAGAAAACCTTACGGGTGCCGTGAATGGCAAGATTGGGGAGATTGATAAGGAAGTTGCTGCCGCAACAACGAAGTTTGATCAGTTTATAGATAGTGCAGATACTCGTTATATGACACGTGTAGGAACATCTGTTTTTGTTTCAGGCGATGAAGATAAATTTTATCCGGTGTATATACCTGCCTCTCATCCAGGTATTACTGAATTACAAATAAATCGTAGTGTGCATTATGATCGTCGATGGGCTGGAGCTTTAACAGCTCGCTATTTATTACAAAATAATGGATGGGGTGGTTATCCATCTTTTTTAATTTTAGATGCATTTGGTCATGCCAATCATCCGACAGAAACCCCTGAAATTATTAAGACTGATGGATTTATTGCTGATTATAGTAATGGAAGTGCTTTTATAGCAGGTGCTATATTTTGGTTGCGAGGTAATCATACTTATCTAATATCATCAAGTTTAAGAGCATTCACAGGTGTAATCACTCACGAAGAGTTGGTAACAACGTCTGTTTTTGACAATGGAAATATTCGTGTTTTTAAATCTGGCTTTGATGTTACTTATTCTGGTTCTCATATTGTTTGCACAATAAAAACAGCACGTAATCTAACAAATATCCCGACATTAAGTTATATCAGAGGTGTGTAAGATGGACATTTATCAAACAGATGAAATGATAGTTCAATCTAAATGGGTGGGTGTTCGTTACACTCGTGCCATTTTATTGCGGCAAGCCGATGAAATGGTCAATATGGCTAATGACAAAGGTGAGGATAACGTGTTGTTCCGTCAATACCGCCAAGCACTACGCGACATTCCCCAAACTTACGATAATCCTGATGATATCGTATGGCCAACGAAGCCAACCCTTTAGAAACCGCTCTTAGTCAGCGGTTTTTTTGTATCTAAAATCTGAACCATAAAGGAACAACATGGCAACCTTGAATCAAACAGGGCTGCAAGATCATCCGATCTTGCAGCCTTTTCGTTTAAATGGACGTTGGTATTCACCTGCAGATAACACTATTGCGTTACATCCAACCCAAACCGCCTTTTTGCTGATGAATGGCAAGATTGGTAAACCGGCACAACTTCCAACCCAACAAAAAGCCAAAGGACAGCAGCAATGAGTTCATTAGCACCCATTCAAGATTTTGAATTAAACGGGGTTGAGGTTCGTACCATTGAACCGCAACCAAGCATGGGGCCATTAGCACAACAGGTGGTGCACTTGATTGGTACGGCTCCTGATAAACGCGGCACTATTGCTTATAACGAGCCAACACGGTTATGGAATTATGCTGATGCAATGATGGCATTAGATTCAACGGGTAACCGTCAAGGTTCGTTACCTACCGTGGTGCGTTATTTGTTTGAGTACGTGAAATGCGCGCTCTATGTCACTGTGGTCGAAGTCGGTGCGACTACTGCAGCCACCGAAGCCAATGTGATTGGTGGCGTGGATTCAGCAACCGGTGCCATTCGTGGTTTGGAAACCGTTAAGGCTTGCCCTGAAACACCCACCATTATTGCTGCCCCTGGTTTTCATTCAAAAGCAGTAGGGCAAAAGTTAGCGTTAATTGGGCGTGATGTGCGTTGCCGTCCTGTGCTTGATGGTCCAAACACCAATGATATGGCTGCGGCTGAGTTTGCGGCAGAGTTTGGCGCTGAAGGAACGGGCGAAGATAAACTGTGCATCATCGATCCTTGGTTTATGAAAACTTACGATGGCGTACAGGTATTAATGCCTGCATCTATCGCTTTAGTGGCGGCAATGGCTTCGGTATCGGGTTGGGAAAGCCCACAAAATCGCTCCGTGGTGTGTGATGAAACCGCCCGTAATATTGCTTATAAAATTAATGATAAAACGACGCAAGCGAACTTTCTGAATAAACATGGTGTGGTGACGATAGCGCATACACGAATGGGTGGTTATTCGATTATTGGTAACCGCACTAATACCGGACGTTTTATCTCTCATGTTGGTTTAGAAGACTTGATGGCACGTAAGTTAGAAGAAACCAGCCAACCGTTATTGGGTAAACAGCTGACCGAAGATTTCATGCAGCAAGTTGTTGATCGTTTAACCAATTGGGGGCAGGACTTAGTCGCGCAGACCGTGATTCCGGTGTTTAAAGCCTTTCTTCATCCTACCAAGAATAATCTAGAAAATTATATGGCGGGTCGATGGTTCCTATGTGTGAACTATGGCCGCTATTCACCGAATGAACACATGGTGTATGAAATGAGTGTTGATAACGGGTTAATTGCAACATGGCTTGATGAGGTGATAAATGGCTGATCGTATTCGTATGCGTATTACGGCACAGGTTGAATCTGTGCCATTGATGAATGAAATTGTGGATTTTACGCCACCGGAAGTGAAAGCCAAGTTAGCCAATAATGAAGGCGCATTTGTGGCTTCTGAAGATACCGTAGGCTTAGAAAAGCTCAGTTGGTCACTAAAAGTCAAAGGCGAACATGGGGTGTTATCGCGTTCTTTGGGTAAGTACACCATGGGTAACGCTCAGATTAACGTGGTTGAAAAAGGCAAAAGTACCGATGGTATTCCCTATGTGGAAACCTATTCAATGTATGGACCGATCACGGGCATCAAAAAAGAAGCGGTGAAGATGGGCGAGAAGCCGACCATTACCATTGAAGGCACCTGTAAAGCCTATACCCAATATGATACGGGGCTGTTGGTTCACGATATCAATGTGAATACGGGTAAAACCATTGTCGGTGGTGTCGATTTGATGGGATTAGCCGGCATTATTTAAATCGCCTTTGATCTATATATGACTAATAGCGCCTACGGGCGCTTTTTTTTGAGAAAATTTCCGTGAGAAAACAATGAATAAAGAAACTACACTTCCGTTTTTTACCCGTTCAGGTAGCCATAAATTAACGATTAATACCATTACATTAGGCGCGTTTCGCAAGTTGCCTTTTGTGATGAAAGATGATCTATCCGCAGCGGAACAATTTAAGCAGTTTAAGGCGATGATTTTAGCCTGTACGGACTTAACACCGACCGAGTTTGAAGAGTTGTCGGTGCCTGATTTTACCCAATTACATCAAGATATTCGTGCCTTTATCTTAACGCCATCCGATGAAATGAATGATCATTCTTTGACGGGTAAAGACTTTGAATTTGATTTGGCATTTCCGTTTACCAATGAACTAGAAGAAACCATTAGCCACATTAAATTTGCGGTTCCTAAGGTGAAACACTCTGAAGCATTAGCCGATATTGATGATCACTATGAACGTGAAGAGTTCATGTTTCGGGTGGTGTGTCATTTAGATAAACAAGATATGGACGCCATGGCATTGAATGATTACTTGGCCATTAAACCGCAGGTGGGCGCTTTTTTTCAACTTGCGGGGGATTACTTTCGCCCCGTGACGTCGAAGCTCTGATTGATTTGATCCCAATGCACCGTAATACCACTGAAAGTGAACTCAGGGAGTGGTCACAAGATCAGGCATTACGGCGTTATGAATTGATCTTATCTAAGCTCGGAGTCAAACAATGACGGAAAAGATTAGTTTTGTCTTAGATGCGTCGGTAAAAGGCGTTAAAGACATTGTTTCAACCACTACCGCAACCGAACGGTTAACCGCAGCACTGGCAGAACAACGGGGTGAGGTTCAATCGTTAAATGGTCAGCTAAAGGGCATTAAAGGCTTTGAAGCGGCAGAGCTTAGAGCTGAAAAGTTATCGGCTCAATTAACTGAAACGAAAAGCACCATGACTTCTCTTAGTGCTACTATGGCTGAGAGTAAGCAAAAAACCACCCAATTACGGGGTGAATTCAATTTAACTCAGAGTGAAATTCGTGGGTTAAATCAGGAAATGCAACAAGCCTCAAAGGAAGGGGCACAAGCCTTACAAGTTAAGCTGAAAGAGGCCCAACTCCGACTTGAATCACTCAATACTGAGATTTATCAGAACAAAGCCCAAACCAATGATCTCTCTGTCGCTTATAAACGTGCCAGCGGAAAAGTGGGTAAGTTAACCGACAGGCAAGAAAAGCAACATAACACGCTAAACAAGTTAAAAAGCTCACTGCAAGCGGCGGGTGTGAGTACCGATAAGCTTGGTGATGAACAAAACCGTTTAAAACAACAAGCTGATAAAGCCACCTTAGCCCTTGAAAAGCAGAATGCTCGATTAAAAGAAATGCAATCAATACAAGGTCGTATTGATAGTCGTAAAGCTAAGTTAGGTGAAATAGGCAGTGAAGCAACAGGACTGGCGGCAGCTGCAGCACCGATTGTTGGATCAATATGGACGGCGATTAAAAATGAAACCTCATTTGCTGATGTGAAAAAAGTCGTCAACATGAGTGATGAGCAGTCCACAGAATTGAAATCGTGGGCGCTGAAAACCTCAACCACAACACCCATGAGTGCCGATAATATCAATGCGATGTTAGCTGCAGGTGGTCAAAGTGGCATTAAAGACATCAATGAACTGAAAAGCTTTGTACTTGATTCCTCCAAGATGGGGGTTGCCTTTGATATGGATGCGGGTCAAGCCGGTGAAACCTTATCAGTTTTTAAGGCGGCATTAGGTGTTGATCAACAAGGCGCAATGAATGTAGCCGGTTTGGCTAACTATCTTTCAAATAACTCGAATGCCAAAGCGAAAGATATTTCGGGTGTGATGGCGCGTGAAGGGGCATCAGCCAAAACAGGTGGTTTTAAGGTTAATGAGTCCACGGCATTATCGGCTTCATTATTGTCATTAGGCATGGGTGAAGAGCGTGCAGCAACGGCTTTGAAGAATATATCAGGTCGATTGACGTTAGGTGATGCAGCAAGTGGTACTCAACAGAAAGCAATGGCCTCGATTGGCTTGAATGCTGATGATATTGCCGCCAGAATGCAAGAGGATGCGTCAGGTACGCTGATTGAAGTGCTTAATGCGGTTAATCAGGCACCAAAAGAAGATAAAAGTGCCATATTGAGTCAGATATTTGGTGAAGAAGCCAAAGGTGCAGTGGCATCACTATCGGGCAATATGGCGAATTTCTCGAAGTTGTTAACACTATCAAAAGAAGACTCGACCGTTCACCTTGATTCTCTTGACCAAGAATACAATGCCAGAATTAGCACTACTGGTAGTGGTATTGATATGTTCGTGAATAAGTTAAATCGACTCAGTGTGGTGTTTGGTACCGCGTTATTGCCAGCCCTTAATTGGGTACTTGAACCGTTAGGTAAAGGTATTGATTTACTGGCTAATTTTGCTGAAGCGAATACCGGTGTTACTCAAGCTGTGGGTATTGGTGTTGCAGCGTTTATTGGTTTGAAAGGGGTGTTATTAGCGGGTAAAGCGTTATCGCTCGTCTTTGGTAACTCGATGGATAAAACCCGTTTATTTACGAAAGGTTTAAACCGTGAAACCCAAGATGGTGGGCGGATTGCGGCATTGGCAGCCAAACGTTGGCGAAGCTTAAATGCGGCTGTCTCGTCTAGCCAAGGGTCAGAAAGTAAAAGCAATAGCAGTGTAGGTAAAGAAGCCCGTTCCCGTAAAAAGCGTAAAGGTCGCCGCCGTGTTCGTGTTCGTGGTCGCCGTAAAGGGTTAGGTGGGTTACTTAGATCTGTGATGGAAAGTCGCATGGCTCAAAAGGTGGGTTCTGGTGCTCAGTCTTTAATGGGGCATATTTTCTCACCCAAAGGGGCTGGCTTAGCTTTAGCAGGATCGGCTTTACTGCCAATGACGGCAAGGGCATCAGATGTTATTGATCCTCAAAGTAAACCATCAACGAATATAAAAGATAAATCAACGGGTTTAGGTCAGATTGTTAATACGGTAACTGAAAGCCGCATCGCTCAAAAAGTGGGTTCAGGAACGCAGTCATTAATGAGTCATGTTACGCCTAAAGGTATGGCAATGGCATTAGCGGGTTCAGGATTAGCGTTAACACCCATGGGCGCGATGGCATCAGATGCAATGGATGTGATTGGTGTTGGCGGTGATATTGCTGAAACTGTGGGTAAAACAGGACTCACCAAAGTATTGAAACCGTTGGGAATGATGATGAATGCCTCTTCTGTTGTTGAAGGTGCCATTAATGGCGATATGGAACAAACAGGCGGTGCATTGGGGGATATCGGTGGTTCTATGGGCGGTGGTGCGTTAGGTGCGGCTATTGGTACTTTCATTTTACCGGGTATAGGTACCGCTATTGGTGGTTTGTTGGGTTCTATTGCCGGTGGCATGGGCGGTGAAATGCTCGGCGGCTGGTTTGGTAAGAAACTTGATTCCCCTGAAGAAACCGCTAAAAAAGTCGATGACGTTCAAAGCAAAGAGGCGATGGCCAAGCAAAGCCCACCCATCTCATTTTCACCAACCTTTCAAATAACGGCTGCAGTTGGTCAAGATGAAAAGCTGATAGCGCAAGAAATTACCCGTCAAATGAACCAACAATTATCGTCATTAATGGGCGAGAACACCTTATCCACCCAATTTAGTTATGCCGCTATTGATAGAGATAGCTAAGGATCGTTATGCATCATTTAGTGATTGGTGAGTTCGTTTTTTCTGTGGGTGACAAAACACCGATTATGAAGTTTGACCGAACATCACCAGGCGCGTATTCAGAAGTTAGTTTGATTTATGACGCGCGCTCTGAAATGACAGGTAGACCGCTTGAAACCCTTGATATAACTGCAAAATGGTTGCAATACGGGGCGCAAGAGTCGGTTGAAAAGCTGCGAATGTTGATTGAATTACCACAACAAGTCAGTGATGGCCAAGGTATTAACTTAGGTAAATGGACGATTCAACAACTGAAAGAAGGTAAGTCGGCATTGATCCATAACGGTCAAGCTATGGTGACGGATGTCATGCTGCAATTGAAGGAGTACCGTGAATGAAGGTAAGCGCCAAAGCCGGTGAGTTGATCACGGATTTACTCTATAAGCACACGGGCCAAGATAATGACCAATTAGAACAAGCCTTCTATCAATTAAATCCTCACGTTCGGCGTGAGGTTTTTTTTGTCGATACCAAAGTGGTGTTACCTCAAATAAAGCAGGCACCTAAAACGCAACGTGTTACTAAATCATGGGATTAAGGAATGTTTCATCTAATAGGCAATAATGCTGATTTGATCTTGGACCGTTTAAAGTCATGGCGGTTGAATGATAGCAATGGAACCGAAGGCGATAACGTCACTTTGGTGGTGAGCTCTGATGATGTCGATGGACTGCCAGCCAAAGGTGAACGTTATTCGGTGCGATTGGGGGATGTTGTACGGGATAGTTTTCAGATATCGAAACGGTCAGTGAATTTATACCCCAGAGAGATCACATTAGTCCTCACTGTTGCGCCTTTCTCTATCAAGGATAAAAGTGGTTATCGTGAACGTAAGTCGTGCAGCTGGGATAAAACAACAGTAGGACAAATCGTGTATGACTGTCTCACCCCTCATGGCTTTGATGTTTTTGTCCATCCGCGATTACAAAAAATTGAAATCGAGCATATAGATCGTTCTGATGAAAGTACGCCGGCATTTATGAACCGCTTGGCCAAGTCTTATGATGCAATAGCGAAACCTGTTGAAGGGCGGTTCATCTTTGTGCCAATGGGTGAACAACGTAGTGCTTCAGGTAAGAATATTGAAAGCGTTACGCTGTCACTCCCAATAGTAAATCATCCGGGCAATAGTGACTTTGTTAATGTGTCTGCAGAATTAGATGGTCGACAAGATTTTAATGGTGTTAAGGCTTTTTATAGTTCAACGGCAGATGGAAGCCGGCAACAAGTCAAAGTGGGGAGTAAACCGTTCAAGTCATTAGGCAAAGATAAGAACACCAAGAAGGAAGCAGAACAAGCATGTGCTGCAGAGCTTCGAAAAATGCAACGCCAAGGACGAAAAATCAGCATTGAAGCGCCACCTAATCCCACTATTTTTGCCGAAGGGTTAGTGCTACTTGATGATACTTTTCCTCGCGCCTTTAAAGGTCAATGTTCTGTTGATCAAGTGTCATTCTCTGGCCAAGGATTACAACCCAATCGAATGAGTATTCAAGCCACGTTAATAGGTGAGTAATGATCACAAACAGTAAAATTCGCTTTAATCAACATGCCTTCTTTTCTGCAACCCTCCCCGTAAAAATCTCTGATGCTCAAATCAAACGTCATATTAATGATCAACGTGTTCGCCAGCTAAAAGATATTCGATGCCCACTTTATTTGCGGTTTAACGCATCTCGAACCGGTGGAACGTGGTGGTTTTATCGTTATGAAGCTGGCAAACAATACCCATATCGAATTGCGAAATATCCTGGCACTCAGGCCAAAGACATTATGGATGTGGTGAGTGCGGTATCAGTCCAAATAGCTAAAGGTAAAGCCATTGAATGTAATCACTTTGAAACCGTAGATCAGCTGGTTGATTGGCATGTTCAGCGGCAATGTACCTTAAAACGTTCCACTAAAGAGCGATTGAATAACCTAAAAAGTATGGCTGAAACCCATGTAATGAGCCTATTTCATGGGGTTGCTATCACTGATATGGACCATCAAAAGATAGATAGCACCTTGATTCAACCTATGTTTGAACAAGGCTATTCAGTGAGTTATGTGAGGGCGAATTTCTTCTTATTGAAAACAGCTTTCTCTATCGCTAGACGATTGAAACACATTACCGCCAATCCACTATCAGAGGTGCAATTTAAGACGTTTTTTCCTGAGACTTTCTCTGTTACAGAAGCTCAAATCAAAGGCTGTCGAGTGAATACTGAAGACCTGATTGATATCTTGCCGGCAATTGGCCAACAGCAACCACCACAACGATTACTATTGATGATGATGTTAGCGCATGGCTCTCGTATTGGAGAGACTAGAAAGGCAACATGGCGGAATATCAGCTTTATTGAAAAGCGATGGTTAATCCCTAAAGAAGACGCCAAGAACGGGGTAGCGATGAGTTATCCACTTACCGCTGAGATGATTGAACTACTACGTTCATATCAAACATGGCAACGTGGACTAGGTTATAACAGTGATCACTTATTCCCGTTATCTCGTTGGAATAATCAACCAATATACAGTGCTAAAGCCAGTGAATGGGTGCGGGGATTATCAAAGCAAGCATGGAGTGCACATGATCTTAGAAAGCGAGCACGTTCGATATGGGCGGAATTGGGGGTTGATTACATTGTGTGTGAATCACTGCTCAATCATGCTCGAGATAAGCTAGATCAAGCCTATATCCATACACATATGGAATTACAGAAGAAAGAAGCGTTAGAAACATACCATAAATGGCTTAAAAAAGGATGGTGTACCTGTCTAGCACCTGTCTCGATTCAAAATGACACCCTCGATAAACCCTTATCCAGACTGGCTTGAAGCCACTTTTCATTATAAACCTCAGCGGATGATAATAAGAATGCAGATTTGTACGAAAAACGAACAAATCAACGCTAATTTGATGGCGGCTGCACGAGCAGCTCCTCATCAAGTTGGCTTAATCAAATTGAGTAAAACTCAGTTAAAAGTTCTGCAGTCGATTATGCCTGGTGAAAAGGTAACAGCAGAGCAGATAGCCGAGCGTTGTGATTTGTCTTGTTCGTGGGCGAGTACTTTGTTGAAGACAGTTTGGGAAAAGCACTATCTCCATAGAGATGGAGATGTGCGTTTATCGACAGGAGGAATTATGTTTCAGTATTATGTAGTAAAATAATTATTCGAATTTATCTTTGCTTTTAGATAAAGCACTACTTAAGTCTTCATGAGTTAAACGTTTTTTATCTATCTCTTTTTTAGTTTGGTTTCCTACATCTCTTAATAGATCTCGATTCTCTTCTGTTTGTCTTAATCCTTTGTTACGCAGATGTCGGTTTAATTCGTAATCTTCGCTAAAATTCACTAATTTTTTATCATTGGGTGACATGGGGTTATCCTAATTAAATGAAATTGATTCAATGATATATAACTTTATTTGTATTATTAATACTGTGAGATGTGTCGATATTTTACTTTAAAGCCACTGATGTAATGTTCAAACGGATGGTGACTTGAATTTGTTTATTCAGCAGTGTGAATTGAAATAGAAGTTATAACAATGTTGACACTGGCAGGTAAGCATACAATAATTAGTGTTATAACAAAGTAGCACGTAAAGGTAATGTATGCGTACTCAAGTAAGAAAGATAGGTAACAGCTTAGGTAACATTATTCCTGCTGCTTTTATTCGTCAGTTGAGTCTTGAAGAAGGCACAGAAATCGAAGTAAAAACAGAAGGCGGTAAAATTATTATTGAGCCAATTAAAGCAAAGAAAAAACGTTTTCCATTTAGTGAAAAAGAATTATTACAAAGCATGAATGCATACACTGCTCATGCAGATGAAATTGCGGTTGTTTCAGCCAAGGAGCTAGGCGAGTAATGGTGAAATATATACCGCAAAGGAACGATATTGTTTGGTTAGATTTTGAACCAGTAAAAGGTAAAGAAATTGGTAAATATCGTCCAGCTTTAGTGTTATCGAGCAAAGAGTATAATCAGAAGTCTGGACTATTAATTTGTTGTCCAATCAGTACAAGCATTCGTGGTGGTGTGACAGAAGTACCTGTTAAGAACCTAGATAAGCCATCAGTAGTGGCCGCAAGTTTGATTCAAACCCTATCATGGGCCGACCGCAGTGCTAAGTTAATTACGACTGCAGACGGTGGTGTAATGGAAGATGTATTGTTGAGAATTATTCCATTGATTGGTGCTGATACGCTGTTTGAAGATTAATGTCAGTTAACAGTTATTTGATGACTAACTAAAAACAGCAGTGTTTTTAATTGGTTAGGTTCTTCTGCCCGTGCAAAAACCTCAAACGAGTGCGACTCTCGGGAAATAAAAATTTTTCGGCTCTCTTAGCCACCACCACCGAGGTTGGTAATTTAGATCATTTTCGGTGGTGAAGGGTAGAGCGTGATGCGTAACGATAATATGATTTTTACGCGTTTCCAACGCTGTTTCTTATAAGTTCTAATATTTTTTTAGTTTGCGGTTCATCATCATGAGTCAAGTTTAAAAAGTGATTAAACTTAATTAATTTATAAATACCATCATCCTTAATAAATACAGGGAATGTATAGTAAATTACAAATATCTTCACATCATTTAAAATATTTGAATGATGCTTTTCAAGCATAGCTTTTAGCTCTGAGTCAAATGAATTTCTCCATTCATTTAGTTTTTTCATATCTGTGTGTGGCTGTTTGGTTGAATTTATGAAGTTGAGATAAACAATTCGACTTAAATCTAAAAATATAGCACCGTGTTGACTTCTATTATTAACTGAAGCCAATTGCTTTTCATATGCATATTTAATTCTTTCATTCATTTTTTTATAGTTTTTGACTCGTTTGCATTCTATATATAATTTATATCCTTCGAATTCTACAACTACATCATGATTTAGGTTTTCAACAATAGTAAAGCCCGCTCTTTTTAATCGAGAAGATACTTTCCATTCAAATTGATAATTTCTGGCGGTAGTATCAGATTCATCTGCAAGTAAATCACATCCAGATATAACTCTTTTTACTATAGCTGGATCTAATTTTTCTTTAGAAAAGTAGTGATATAATTCTATTAAATCCGCAAATTCACACAGTGACCATAATTCCTCATGGCTTGGTACTTCTAATGTTTGATGCCAGTGGTCCCAAACTTTTTTTGCAGATCCAAATCGAGAGTTATTAAAATTTATACCTATTTCTTTGATCCAATTTTCAACCTCTTGGAATGTCTGTTGTGTATATTTTTCTGAGGGTCTAGTTGTATTTTTCACTAATCATAGTTCCGTTGTTAATTAATATAATTTTGACAAATCAGGAATTATATTAAGTTTTTGTTTAAGTTAACATGTATCTTACTGATTATATTTGAAAAATATGTCTATAAGAACTTAATGTTTGGCTTTTAATGAAAATAATAAGGTAATGTAAATCATTACTAATAGTAATTTGGTAACAATTGATTAAATGTTTTATCGATTGCGAGACGTTAGAAAAAAATAACAACTGTGTATATACAGTTGTTATTTTATATGATGGAAAATCATACGGAATAGTGTCATTCAGTTAGTTGAGAACGATTTAGACTATGCTAATTTAATGGAATTAATACTTAGCCTTGTCCCTGAAGTGTCCTAAGTAATTTGAAAGGTTATTTAGCTCTTGAATATCAAATGGTTACAAGTAACGTATTAGAGTCAATCCAGTATAAGCTTGGTTCGTTGGTTTTTTTCATAGTTTTCCCAAAAGCCGTTGGCTCAATATCAAGTTACTGCAACCCATGACACGCTGCATATCAACTTAATATTTTCTTAAAGCAATACGTTATAAAGCTAAGTATCCCGTACCTGACCTAATAGAGGCAAGTTTTTAGGAAAAATAAAGCGTCCCCCTCGTCATTCTCTACAGTGAATGCCCAACTCCCCGTCATTCCCTACAGTGAATGCCCGCGAGGGCGATAGGGAATCTACTATCCTCGTGTTGTAGAGGTTATTAGTAGTGGTATCGTCATTGCTGTAAATAGCAAGTTCATTATTGAAAAACAGACTTAGACCGCATTAAAAGACAACACGTAGGTAAAGCACCAGAAGTCGGAACCCGAGTACCAACGTTTTCAGAACTCAGCATGATTTGGTTAGCCATCGAACGCAGCCGCGCCAGCTCATCCAATAAGGCATTACATCAACTAACTATGTTGTGGGGCAGTCGTTTATCAGAATTACGCCTTGCGCGTCGTAGCCACTTTGATATGGAAGCGGGTATATGGACAGTGCCGAAAGAGCTCAGTAAAACCAATACACCAATAAGACGCCCAATCCCAACTAAAGCAAGGGCGATATTAGAGCGGGTAATGGCAACTTACGATGATGTGCTTTTTCCTGGTGGTGATCTTGATAAACCAATTACCATTTCAGCAGCTAACCGTTATATCCGTCGTATAAGAGATGGTTTACCCATTGAAGATTGGCGTACCCATGATTTTAGACGTTCGCTATCCACCGGTGCATCCGAATTGGGTGTAATGCCACATGTAGTTGAGAAGATGCTTGGCCATGAGTTAGGTGGAGTATTAGCGGTTTATAACAAACATGATTGGTTGAAAGACCAGTTAGAAGGGTATGAGCTATATGCTGAGAAGCTGGATAGTTATTTGAAGTAGGTTTGAATTTTACTATGATTTCAACGTTATTAATAAAATTACAGAATATTGATTAAATGATGATCTATTAATTATTAAAGTGATATAGGTCACTGTATGCATATTATGTTTGAAGTATTTTAAGTAATTATATTTATAGAAGTCATAATTCTGATTTTTTGCAATATTATTCCATAAGGTTCGATGCTTTGAGCTTAGAATTTTCTGGATATTGATATTGTTGATAATCAGTATAGTTGACATGCTTCTTTAATTCATATTTAGTGATTAACATGAAAATTATTTACACTCCAAATCGTGCTTGGAACTCATCTCCTCCTATATTACCTGATGAGCTAAATTATATATCTTTAAGTGGTAATAATTGGGATGATTATGATACAAAGACTACGCTAAATGCAATTCTTGTCTTTAATGGTATTGAATATCCAATTGATTTTCAGTTAAAAATTCTTATCAGTGAATGTGATTATACGGCAAAGAAATTAAATGAACTATGTCAGTGTGGTTGGAATGGTGTTTTTCCAATTCCAAATGTGAATTATATTTCGTTAGCTACTAATATTGATTTTTATAAGGGGATTCAATCGCGATTAAACGAAGATGAAAGTATAAATATTCTTTTAATGCTAAGAGATGCGGGATATCTTGTTAATGTTGTGAAGGATGATTGCGCTATAAATTTAACAATGACATCTGAGTTTTCATCTTCTTTGTTGAGAGGAAGTGGTGGTAATAAATCTTATCAAGATGGTTGGCGTTTATTTGTTGGTCAGATAAGTCAAATACGAGATTTTACTTTAAGAATACTTACTCATGATTGGCAAACGAAATCTATTCCATTTAAATTTGAGTCAAATCTTCTTCCATACGACATTAATGTTTTGATTGGACCTAATGGGATTGGGAAATCATTTTGTTTGAAATCATTGGTTGAGTATTGGCTTCAGACTGATATGGGAGACAAAGAATCTCTTGATGCTCTTGGTCATATACCATTCGATACGAGACCGAATATAGATCGGTTGGTTTTAGTCTCATATAGTCCGTTTGAGGAATTTAATTTAGGATTAAGTGATGATGCTAATATATTTAATAAAAATGTGTATAGATATTTTGGTTTTAGACAAGAAAGATCTGACGGTACTATAGGTATTAGCCGAAACTTACCTAAATTAGATGCTAGTAATTCCTTAATTGATGCTATTTATGATGATGAAAAATATAAAAATGAAAGTTGGTGGATTAATAAGTTATCAACTGTAGAGCGAGCATTAAAAAACGCACTCGATTTTGATTATTTAGCTATTAAAATCGATATGGATCAAGCTCATGGGAGGTTAAAGACTTTCCCATCGATTGTTGGCACTGAAAATTATTTCAGATTAGATTCTATTCTTCCTACATATTATGATTTAGATACTTTTAAAACTATTTGTCAGCTTTCTGATGGAATTCAATTTATTAAAGATAATAAGGTTAAATCACTTAGTTCAGGGCAACGTCTTTTTACATATATAGTAATTAATGTTGTTGGCTCGATTAGAGAGCATAGCCTTATAGTTATTGATGAACCAGAACTATTTTTACACCCTACATTAGAGATAGATTTTATATCTTTACTTAAATCAGTTTTAAAGCCGTTTAAATCAAAAGCTATTTTAGCTACACATTCTTTAGCTGTTGTTCGTGAAGTACCAGCAAGTTGTGTACATATTTTTAGAGATGAGGGGCGAGGTTTAGATATTATTTCACCTCCATTTGAAACTTTTGGGGGGAGTTTTCAAAGAATATCTTCATATGTATTTGGAGATAAATCAATATCAAAACCTTTTGATGCTTGGTTAGAAAGTCTTGTTGATAAAGAGCCAGATACGGACAAGTTGATAGAATCTTTAGGTGAGGAAATTAACGAACAATTAATAATGAAAATATTACGTTTAGGAAGAAAAAATAATGGTAGCTAAACTTCCTAAACCTTTATTTAATTCATTTGAAATATTACAAACGGTGATAGATGAGAGAGTACACCATAGAGATTTTTTTTGTGCATTAAAAAATGATTGGGATAATAGTATTTTAAATTATCGTGAATGCTGTGGAAATCCTTGCAATATCCAACCATTAGATCTATCTAACTATATTAGCCAAGAGAGAGTTAATATAGAACAAGACAAGCAACCTAAAAAAAATGAAAGTTTAGATTCTTTAGAAAGACTTACTGCACGTAGAAAAGCATCTTTAATTGGTTTATATACTCCAGAGTTAAATAAAGACTTATATTCAATTCTTGAAAAAATGAGAGATAAACATGGCTTACGTTTTTGTCCTTGCTGTGGAGAGCCAGGGAAACCAGGAACGTTAGATCATTATTTGCCTAAATCTATATATCCAGAGTTTTCAATTATCGTTGAAAATTTAACTCCAATGTGTAGTGATTGTCAAGGGCTAAAAGGGAATGATGTGCTTGATAATTTTGGAAATAAAATTTACCTTCATCCATATTTTGATCGTATTGATTTAGTCTATATAGAGTTAAATATTTGGCCGCCTTATGCTAACCCTTCTGGATTTAGAGCTAGTATTCCTAATACGCTACCTCAAGAATTGAAGAATTTAGTAGAGAGGCATATTAAGGATATAAACTTTATAGAACGTTTTGAAGAATATTGTACATCTGAGTATTCAGATTTACTAATTACGATAGCTCAAGAAAAAGAAGATCAACAAAGAGAAACTGTTGCTCAATCAATTCAGAGATTTTTGACTAAAGCAGAGTTAAAGGCTCCTAATTATTGGGAGGCCATATTTTATCGAGGCGTAATTAGTAATCAACAGTTATTGGATTTTTTAGAAACATCAGATTTAAGTGAATTTATCTGATTTTAACTAAATAAACTGAGATATTTATAGGGTCAAAGTGATCTCTCGCCAAGATCGCTTTGTTTCTAAAACCACCTTTTAAATCGACTTGTATTATCTTTCCACTCTTTAACTGCAGAGTGTAACCAACGTTAAGAGCATCAGTGTTATTGGTTCATGGAAGTCACTCGTTCGCGTCCCATTCGGATAGTTCTTCATGATCAACAGTGAAGTGCTGAATGACATATATAGCATCAGTGTCGTTATAACTGAGTTTTACAAATCCAATATGAGTTAGCTCATGACTGTAGTTATTAAAATAAACTTTGAATGTGCAATTTATATATTGATGGTAACACCACGTTAATAATGCTTCTTGAATATCATTGAAAGAATCGTGTTCATAAACAACTAAGATTTTTTCATTGAGTGAATGTTCATAGTTAATACTCGCCCTAATTTATCCCTGAATGTTATTACCAAAATAAACAAAGCGATCTCTCACCAAGATCGCTCTGCTTCTAAAACCGCTTTCCAAACCGACTGGTATTATCTTTCCATTCTTCAACAGCAGAACGTAACCAACGTAAGGGCATCAGTGTGATTGGTTCAGGGAAGCCGCGTGTTTGCCGCCACTTATAAATGGTTGCTCGGCTTGTGATTTGAAACATATCTAAAACTTCAACGTGACTAATCAAAAGATGCGTTGATTGCTCATTAAGTTCAGCATAAGTTTTTGCTGGTGGCGGTGAATCTGGTAGTTGCTTTTGTTGTTTACTTTTATAGTGTCACGTTTAAGCTGTTTTCTGTGGTATATGAGATGTTTACAGTAGGGTAGCTGTTGTAATCGAACATGTTTGATTCCTTATTGGCATGTTGTACTAACAAAATTAGAAAGACG